CACATTATTAGCAGCGACCAATTGATTGAGAACCTCGACACGAACAATACCTGTTACAGCATTATACATATTCACATTGTTAGTTCCCAACCAAGCAGCTTCTGGACGTATACAAAACATCCACGGTCTAGAAGAGACATATGGAACAGTAAAAGAAACCTCAGTAGAAGTTCGCAAATCAACAATAACTTTTTGCGTACGCGATACATCAGGCACACCAGATGAAATTGTAGTATTATAATAGAACGGAATAAAGGAAATCCTAAGACGGCCAGAATGAAACTGAGTTTTAACAAACTTAAAAGTATAAACAATAGAACCACGCCAATAGCCATGTGAATTAGCAACATAACCCATGTGAGTACAACGAAATCTATCAGTAATTGTATCTGAATAAGCTTTTATTTTAAAAGGAGTCACAAAATTGTCCCAAAGGATAGCATTAGTAAGATTGGTAGTAGACCATGTAAATCTATCCCAAAAATTAGGAATAGATACAACATGAGACAAATCCATCTCATCAGCTGACGTGCCAGCCAAACCAGATTTCGTTTCTATTTCATTTGAAGAAGACAAAGCAAGTTTGTGAGAAGAATCAGCACCATCAAAATTTGCCATACGAACCTGACCACGAAGTTTAGATTCACATGGCAAACCCTGAACAGTTGGTTTAGAAAAACCTAAAATTTTAAAGATATTAGCGGCTTGTGCAGAAATCCAGGCAGGACGAGTAAACATGTTACCCAATACCGGAATTCGTGACAGTGTATTCAAACCCTCAGAAATTTGACCAATACCAGCCGAGGGTGAAGCATTATCTTTAAGCTGTTTCAACTCAGAACCAACTTGAGCAAAGATTCTATCAGTATGCTTCTCATAGGCTCGTGAGTCCCACAAAGCTCGCATATCTTCTTGAGTAAATTTGCCCGAGGAGATTTGATTGGCAATACTAGCCATATTTGGAGCAGAGCCTGTAAAAATATTTGCACCAGTTGGATACTGAATATCTACATCTTCCAGATGTGCCCAAACAGTGTACTCAACTGACCCAGTACCAGAGATCTGATCACGGAGTTGACTATATACAACAAGATATATAGCTCCAAAAGAACCCTGGCCCGTAATCAAATTGTAGTAAACATGTGGAGAAACATAGGGAATACGCATCTCAATTTCAGTGCCAACACTCAAATCCAAATCGGTTCTGGGACAACCAGAACGTCCTTGAAGAGTGGCATTAACCAATGAAACTCTATTAGGCATATACTGAGCATAAGGATAATATTGAAGCATCAAACGTCCCTGTTGAAAGGGTTGAGAATTAACCTGAACCTTGACAACGAGGGTTGCTCGAAGACCAACAAAGCCGCGTAATTTTTCTTGATACATAGTATTAGATATGAGAACCTCAGGAAAATTAGCAGTGTACAACTGAGTTTCGGTAGCCTGAGTTTGACTCCATAAACCAGTTTGAATAATAATAGGACGAGAAAGAAAATCTTTGATTGTGTGAATACGTTCTTCACGTGTTGTCATTGACAAATAATCAGTTGAAAGGTTAACGATATCAGGCACTGCAGTAGTCGAAGGGGTAACTCCTTCACTAGTGAAGTGCACAATTTCGCGCTGTTCAGACGTAATTTGACGATCTTCATTTTCAATATTTGAATTATTTTGAAATGTAGCAGGTAAATATCTTAGACCTAAAGACTACCTAATCCATAAGGTCGCATAGAGGGTATCCTGGATATTGTGGGGTTGCCACTAGGCATCCTGGATTGTAAAGTTAAATAACTAACCTAGTAATCAAAATAGCACTACTTTCCTTTTAATTAACCTCTAAAATTTGTATAGAAAAGCAAGATCACATTTTGACCTTAAAACTCATAAACTTCATCTGCAAGATAAGTAAGATCATGCAAATATTGTTCATAAGTAGAAATTTGTGGAATAGCAGGAAGTTTAACAGCAATTCGCATAATTCCACGATATAGTTCATCATAAGCATCTCTGCCATGATTGACCACTTCACGAAAAGCTGTATTAATGTTAGACATAAGGATAACATTAGGATCAATTGTATTACGCGTCCAATTCAACATCTCATAGATCACTTCAATTTTGAGAGGAGCAACTGTACGCTGCAACTCAGGACAAAATCTAAAGCCACGCTTCAAGAAGAAAATATCTTCCAATTGACGCGACTTTATGATTGTACCTGACTTGCCTTCATCAGTATACTCATGTTTCATCTCCGCCATAATAGCACTGATAGTTTCTTGATTAAACAAATGGATGACTTTATCTGCAATATTAGCAGCATTATCATCACCATAAGTAATCAGTGCAACAAACAAACGGAAAAACTTCATGGACATGTAACTAGGGCAATCCCGACGCATAATACGAATCCAAGAAATGCGCATAATAATCGAATTGTACAAACAATTAATAATGACAGTAAAAGGGTTTCCAGAGGGTTGAGAATGAGTCCACATATAAACATTATCGCCAAAAATGTGAACAGAATGCACAAGATGAGCCCAAAGACCGAGACAAATTTTAAGAATATCTCGTCCTTCCTTACTATTAAGGTCATTGAACATTTCCAACCAAGGAACAAATATTTCCCAAAATATTGCCCACAATATTTGAGCAACAAGCGAGCCATCAAAATTACCAAAATCACCAGCAATAACATGTTTACCTTTTGATTTCAAACGTTTCGCAATACGTTCCCAATCCAAAGAGTAAGGGTTAGAACCAACAGCAACTTCATTATCAATACGATTATGCATCAACCAAGCAGCAAACGGAAGAAAGTACTTGCGAAACGCCACAACAAAATGTTGAGGACCAGCAGAAAAGACACGAGTTTTACCAACATCCACTTTTGCTTTTTCACGTCGTTCATCTTTCAAAGTATCGACGAAAAAGACGTTCGAAATCTTACCAATACGACAATCTTCGATCAACTCATCAACATCTGCACGCAATTGTTGTGCTTCCATACTTTCAAAGTCAAATTTTTCGTCCTTTCCCATCCATCGTGTTTTACCAGGTTTGCCCTTATTCTGTAAAGAATATGGGTAACCAGGAGATGTAGTACGATTAACAGCCTTCATAAAATCATCATCCAATGTACCTCTAACGGCTTCTTCATAAGTAAGAATCCGTTGGTACTTTGCACGATCAATCATGCTGTTTGTTTGAGTTAAAACCAATTGAGCAACATCCATAGCTGCTGATTTAACTTCTTCATCTGACAAAACTGCTGTATCAACACCACATTTCTTCAAACCTTTCAACAATGGATCATGCAACACACCATCAATCATGGTGGGTTTCAACAGAGCTGGTTTCATAAAAGGTTCAGATAACTCACCTTGAATGCAAGACGGAATTATCGCAGTTTTAGTAGCTTGACCAACTTTCTTATCCGCTTTGCCGAGAGGGCAAAACAAACCATCAGGTAAAATTGGTTCAACGGTCGGATCAACATTTTTGGGTATCTCGTAATAGAATTGCGCGCTAATATTTCGGAAATCTTTTCCAATCAATTTCTCACATGCATCATCTATCAATTCTTGAGTCAAAGGACAAGCATAACCATATTCCTGATTAGTTCCAGCAATATGCATACCAATAAGTTTACGTTCCATACGATTGTTATACAGTCCGATTATCGAACCACAATCACCAACCTGCGTTGGTGCATTATATTCATAACAATCTCGCTGCGTATAACTCTCAGAACCATAATCAAAACCATCCTCTGGATAATAAATGGTTATTTGTTTATCCAAGGGTCGAATCTTCTGTAACCATTGATATGTACGATGCAGATCCTTACCATTTTCATGGAACGTTGCAAGAGTACCATTAAAACTACCTTGCAAACTGCCTTGATCGCTCGTCTTGACAAAATGTTTAACCAAATCACGATGAGGGTGACACATTCGACGATGCAAATTCACTACCACACAATCACGATAAGTGCCATCCTTAAACGAAACACGTTCACAATTTTTAGTCAATTCGAAACCATCAACTCCAACTGTCATCAAATGAGACAGAGGAATCTGAATGATATCCTCAAACTTTGACTGAGAAAAACTAATAATTGCTTCAGGAGCCAACTTTCGTGCATACAAAGCATGCAAGAAATGATAGGGCATAACAAACACCCAACCACGAACAAATGTACAATTACCAAATGGTACTCGTTTTTCACCCCGCATATAAGTTAAACGATATGTATTCTTCTGCAAAATATCAGTGACCAAATTATGAGCCACTTGATCACTACAACCTTGAGCCATGGCAAGCAACTTTTCATCAGCTACTTCAACGCGTTTCTGTGCAACATTCTTGGTCTTAGCATCACCAGAAACACCAACTTCAACACGTTTAACTTGTTGCTTTGCAGTTCTAGAATCTCCAGAAACACCGACTTCAGCTTGACAATCATACTTCTCAGAATAGATACCCCATTTGTTCTTTTTCATCAACGCAATAGTACCAGCACCAATCAAAGACTGACCATACATGGTTTCAACAAATTGTCGCTGTTCTTCGATAGAAAGAGTATTCATTTCAACCTGCAATTTCTGAACCTTAGCAGACTTTGCATCTCCAGAAACTCCGACTTCAGCATCAGCAAC